CCAACGAGTTCACCATCAACGTCCCGACCGCCAATCTGGTCAACGTCGATCTGAGCTTCGTCGCCATCGATCACCTCCAGCGGCTCGCCTCTGAAGGTCCTCTCCAGTCGTCGGTCGTGACTCCGCAGCGGGCGGATATCTACAACACGTCCAGCGACTTCTCACGCATCAAGATGTCCACTGTCTCGGACACCAACGAAGCGCCGACTGCTCTGTTCGCCTTCATCACCGAGGCGACCATCACCCTGAACAACAACCTCTCGCCGAACAAGGCGGTGGGTGTGATGGGTGCGTTCGATGTGACTGCTGGCACCTTCCAGGTCAGCGGCAACATCACCGCCTACTTCAGCAACGTGACGGCTGTCCAGGCCGTTCGCAACAACGCTGACATCACCCTGGACATGGCGATCGTCAAGGACAACCAAGGCATCGTCATCGACATCCCCCTCGTCTCCTTGGGCGATGGGCGTCTGAACGTCGAGCAGGATCAGCCGATCACGCTCCCGCTCAGCATGGACGCGGCGACCGCCGAAGACATCGCGACCGGCATGGATCACACCATGCTCCTCACCTTCTTCGGTTATCTTCCGACTGCTGCCGAGTAACCCTCGGCAGCGTCTCTCAGAAAAGGAGAACTCATATGAGCATGTTCGAACAGTTCGAAACCGATCCAGTCCTCGAGTCCGAGGGCATCTGGATCGATTACGGCGACTTCCGTGTCCAGATCGGTCGTGCCGGTGGCGCGAACAAGAAGTATCTGTCCTACGCCGAGGCGAAGACGAAGCCTTTCCGTCGCGCCATCCAGGCCGGGACGATGCCCGAGGAGCGCTCCCGTGCGCTGCTTTACGACATCTACGCCAAGACTGTTATCTTCAACTGGCAGGTCGCCGACGGCGAGGACAAGGACGGGAACACCAAGTGGAAGAACGGCATCCACAAGAAGGGTGGCGGCATCCTCGAGGTGACCCCCGAGAACATCATGCTCACGTTCAAGCTGCTTCCGGCGGTCTTCATGGACCTCCAGCAAGCGGCTGAAGGCATCGGCCTGTTCCGCAAGGAGGAAATGGAGGCGGACGCAAAAAACTCGTAGAAGTCCTGCTCTATTTCCTGGAGCAGGGGGCTGTCGAGCAAAAGATCATTCAGCAATGCCTTCGGGAAGGTCTACCATTTCCCGATCGCATTGCAAATGCTCCAGAGCTCATCACAGGGTTGGAACTCTACTACTTGGCGTTCCTCGAGCTCTCCGACAGTCGGCAAATAGGGATGGCGTTGGGTCCTATACCGTGGAAAGTGATTCATGATTACTGCATGGCATACGAACTCGACGCGGATCAAACGGAGGAGATGCATCACCACATAAGGGAGATGGACTCAGCCTATCTGGAGTATAACAGGAGAAAGAAATAGTGGCAACCCTCCTCCAGTTCTCTCGCAACATTCGGAAGCTCGGTTCCAGGATCGAGAACAATTCCGTCGCGCTGACAAAGCGTGTTGCGAAGCGGGCATTGACCGCTCTGGTTGAAGGGACTCCTGTTGACGAAGGCGACGCCCGTTCCAACTGGCGTGTCTCCTTGGGCAATCCGACGAGGTCCGTCATCCCTGCATTTTCTCCGGGGAAGAAGCTCGGCATCGGTGAACGGCAGAATGCTCGGGCTGCGATCCAGTCCGGTTTTGCCGTCATCAATCAACTTCGCGTGGGGGCGAAGCGCGGGACCGGTCAGGCTGGTTCCGCGCTCTTCATCACAAACGCAATCCCGTATCTCGGCCGTCTCCGCGACGGCTATTCGTCGCAGCAGCCGAACGATTGGGTTCAGGTGGCGCTGATGGAAGCCCAAGCGGAGATCGCCAATACTCGGTTGCTGGATCGAACGGTGAGTGCTGAATAATGGCGACAGAAACCATTGACATCATCGTAAGGGAGAACGGGGCTCGGGTTGTCAAGCGCAACCTCGAGGAGATTGGTGCTGTCGCTGAGCGTTCGGTTCGCGGCCTCCGTCTCCTGCAGAATGCCCTGTTCGTCCTCGGTGGTGCTGGTCTGTTGCAGGGCCTTGTCAAGATGCTTGACACACTCACCAACTTCGAGAACCGACTCGTCCTGGTGACCAAGAGCACTCAGGAACTGAATGCTGTTCAGGAAGAACTGTTCAACATCAGCAACAGGACTCGTTCGAACTTCGAGTCCACTGCTGAAATCTACACTCGTGTCGCCCTCGCTGTTCGTGAACTCGGTCTGTCCCAAAGGGATACGCTGAACTTCACTGAAACGCTGAATCAGGCAACCATCCTTTCGGGTGCCAGCACTCGTGAAGCCAGCGCCGCTCTCATCCAGCTGTCGCAAGGCTTGGCTGCTGGCCGACTGAACGGTGACGAACTTCGTTCTGTTCTAGAACAGCTTCCGTTCGTCGCTGACATCATCGCCAAGCAACTCGGCGTCACTCGCGGTGAACTCCGCAAGCTCGGCGCTGATGGCAAGATCACCACGAACACGATCATTGAAGCCTTCCGCAATGCTCGTGAAGAGATCGCCGGAAAGTTCGCCCAGACCGTGCCGACTGTCGGTCAGGCTTTCAGCGTTCTGCGAACTGAAGCTCTTCGTGTTCTGGATGCGTTCGACGACGCAACCGGAGCCAGCGCCACTGTCGCTCGTGCGATTCTGGCTCTTGCGAACTCCCTGAATGTTCTCGTCGGAGCGATCATCGCTGCCATCGCAGCCTTCGCCGGTTGGAAGATCGGTGCGCTCGTCGCTTCGCTGGCTTCGTGGCTCTCGATGCAACGTCAGGTCGCAGCGGCTGTCGCTGCCGGGAACGCCACCCTGCTCACTGCGACTGGTATCGAGCAAGCCAAAGCTGCGACTGCTCTTCAGGCGGCTGCTGCTGAATCTGCAAATGCTGCTGCGACGGTTCGCTCTATGCAGGCTGATCTGGCTCAGCTCCAGGTTCAGCGCAGTCTTCTGCTCCAGCAGCAAGCCTCGATCGCGATTGACAATCAGCGTCGTATCGCTCGTGATGCACTGACCGGTCGCTTCATCGCATACAATGCGGCGGTCGCTCAGAACATCAGGACGAACATCGCGCTCCAGCGCACCGAGACTGCTCTGCTCGCCACCAAGGGTCAGCTCACCGCTGCCACCGCTGCCCAGACCACGGCCACGACCGCTCTGACGGCGGCTCAGACTCGCGCCACGGCTGCTAATGCGGCGGCGACTGGCATTGTGGCCCGGCTGAGCACGATGTTCCCCGGTCTGGCTGCGATCGTCCGTGGAGTGGCTTCTGCGTTCGGCGCTCTGTGGGCGGTCATCGTCGCCAACCCTGTCGGGGCGATCATCGCTCTCATCCTGGCCGCTGTCGCTGCTCTGGTGTTCTTCTCCGATAAGATCGGTGTCGCTGACAACGGGCTCGTCACTCTCAGGGATGTCGGCATTGCCACGTTCCAGTTGATCATGGAAGCCATCGCTCCCGTTGGGCAGTTCCTGATGGACACCTTCGCTCCGGCGATTGAATGGGTCAGCGAGAAGTTCCGGTGGCTCTGGGATCGTATTGTTGAAGGACTTCAGTTCATCCTCAACGCGATCAAGACCTACGTCAACTTCCAGATCGGTCTGTGGGTCGGTCTTGTCAACAGCATCATCAAGGCTTGGAACATTCTCCCGGCTGCGCTGATGGATGTCGGCAAAATGGCGATCAATGGATTGATCGGTGTCGTTGAAACTGGCATCAATGGAATTCTGGCTGCGATCCAGGGTCTGCTCGACTTCATCGGTCAGGCAGCGATCGCTGTCGGTCAGGAGAACCCGTTCGCCAATCTGATCGGCAATGTCAACCTCAGCCAATACAAGATGGAGCTCTCTGGAGCTGTTGCTGAAGTCGGGCAGATCTTCAGTGAGGAATTCGGTCGTTCACTGAACACGGACTATATCGGCAATGCCTGGAGTGCGATTCTTGATCGTGCCCGTCAGGTTGCTGCTGAACGTCTGGCTCGCACGACTGCTGATCTCAATCAGCCCGGGACTCCTAATCCCAATGCTGGTGCGGGTTCCAGTGACGGAAGCAAGGGAAAGACCTTCGCTGACATCGTCAGGGAAATGACGGTGCAGAACGAACTGCTTCGTGTGAACGCTGCTGAGCGTGAGAAGCTCCAGGCGATCATCCAGGTTGAAGAGCAGATCAAGCGGAAGCTGACCGAGACCGAGCGGGCTCTCATCATGGAGATCCTCAACGAGAACGAGCTCCTGAAGAAGGCTGCTGAGATCTACGAAACGGTTCGCGGTCCTGCATATCAGTATGAGCTCACTCTCCGCGCTCTCAACGAACTGCTGAAGGCTGGCAGGATCAATCAGGCTGAGTTCACGAACGAAGTGATCAAGGCCCGTATCGAGTTCCTGAACTCGCAGACTGACATGGCGTCCGGTATGGAACGCGGGTTCCTCAAGATCCAGCAGAAGACCGGCGACTACGCCACGCAGATGGAAAACATCATCACGACGGCGTTCGATGGAATGTCGTCTGCGATCGCTGACCTCGTGGTCGACGGTGAGGCTGACTTCGGCTCCCTGATCCGCAGCATCAACAAGATGATCGTTCAGCTGGTCCTCTCTCAGGCGTTCCAGCAACTCTTCGGCTCGACCGGTGTCGCTGGTGGCGCGGCCGGAGGGAACATCTTCGGCTCCCTCTTCTCTGGGCTCAAGGGCCTGTTCGGTCTCCAGACTGGTGGCTCATTCGAGGTCGGTGCTCAGACTGGCATTGCTCCTCTGCCGAACGGTGGGAATGATAATCGCTTGGTCGCCTTCCGAGCCCAAGATGGAGAGCAAGTGACCGTGACTCCTCGCGGTCAGAATCCCAACAATGGAGCAACGAACCAGACGATCGTGAACTTCAACATCACCACTCCTGATGTGGCAGGCTTCCGTGCCAGCGAGTCTCAGCTTGCTGCTAAGGCCGCTCGTATGATCAGCCGTGGACAGAGGAACATGTGATGGCTTTCCACGAAGTCCAATTCCCGACAGGCATCTCCAAGGGCTCCAGCGGTGGTCCCCGCCGGATGACGGACGTCGTGACCCTCCGTTCAGGCTTCGAGCAGCGGAACAGCATCTGGCAGCATTCTCGTCGGAGCTATAACGCTGGTCTCGGTCTGCAGAAGCTGGAGGACGTCTACGCAGCGCTCGAGTTCTTTGAAGCTCGCCGTGGAAAGCTGCATGGTTTCCGTTGGAAGGACTGGGCGGACTACAAGTCCACTGATCCCATCAGCGCGACGACGAACGTCGACATCACGATCGGTGTCGGCGATGGGACCACCGATGAGTTCCAGCTTGTGAAGACCTACTCTGACGGTGCTGGCTCCTACACTCGGACTATCAAGAAGCCTGTCGCTGGAACTGTTAAGGTCGCGATCGACGGTGTCAACCAGACCTCTGGCTGGTCTGTCGATACCACGACTGGGATCATCACCTTCACTTCCGCTCCCGGTATCGGCGATGTCGTATCAGCTGGCTTCGAGTTTGATGTGCCGGTTCGCTTCGATCAGGATCAGATCATGGTGAACGTCGAGCAGTTCAACGCTGGCTCGGTTCCGGACATCGATATTCTGGAGATCCGCGTATGAAGGCTCTCCCTGCTGGACTTCAGTCTTTCCTTGACGCTGGTGAAACCACGATGGTTCACTGCTGGAAAGTCACTCGCACTGATGACGTGGTTCAGGGCTTCACTGAGCACGATGAGAACCTGACTTTCGGTGGAACGACCTACACGGCTGCGAGCGGGTTCACTGCGACGCAGATTGAATCGTCTATCGGCCTGTCCGTTGACAACTTGAACGCTGAGGGCGCTCTCAGCGATGATACGATCAATGAGGATGATCTCGCAGCCGGTCGCTATGATGATGCTCTCGTTGAACTGTATTGGGTCAACTTCAATGACGTTGCTCAGCGTGTCCTGCTCAGCAAGGGCAACATCGGTCAGGTGAAGCGCGGCGAGTTCGCCTTCAGTGCTGAACTCCGCTCTCAGACGAACAGGCTTCAGCAGCGGACCGGTCGCAGCTTTCAACGGACTTGTGACGCCGTCCTGGGTGATGGTCGTTGCTCCAAGAACCTGAGCAGCTTCACTGATGATGCGACTGTGTCTTCGGTTGAAGACAATCGCCGCATGGTCCTATCTGGTTTGGCGAACTCCGGAACGAACGGCTTCTACAGCCTCGGAACTCTGGAATTCCTGACCGGTGACAATGCTGGCCTGAAGTTCGAGGTAAAGGCTCAGTCGTCGAACGTTGTGGTTCTGTGGGAGCGCCCTCCCTTCCAGATCGGCGTTGGCAACTCTGTCAGAGTGGTCGCTGGCTGTGACAAGAGGATTGACACCTGCCATTCCAAGTTTGACAACACGGTGAACTTCCAGGGATTCAATCTCATTCCTGGTTCCGACTACATTGCTCGTTATGCGAACCGTGACGGCACCCAGAACGGGGAGAGCATCTTCAATGACTAAGAGGCAGGAAATCGTCGCTATCGCCCGCTCTTGGATCGGGACTCCGTATCACCATCAGGAAAGCCTGAAGGGTGAGGGATGCGACTGCCTCGGCCTTCTTCGTGGAGTGTGGCGCGAGTTCTACGGTTCGGAGAACCCTGAGCAGATGCCGAACTACTCGCCGTCCTGGGGAGACCATCGTGTTGATGATCCTCTCATGGCGATCGCAAGGAAATACTTCATCGAGGTGAAGGAGCCCAAGGAGGGTGACCTCCTCCTGTTCCGGATGCGTCGCGGCGTCGCTGTGAAGCATTGCTCTATCGTGTCCGGACCCGGCAAGATGATCCATGCTTACTCGGAACACAAAGTCCGTGAGGACGACATCACCGAGTGGTGGGAGAAGAAGCTGACTGGCGTCTTCAAGTTCAAGGGAGTGCGCTGATGGCTACTCTCCTTTTGACTGCTGCTGTCGGCTCCCTTGGGCTCTCGGGCTTCGGCCTGTTCGCCGCGACTCTGGCTGCGACTGCAATCGGCACGTTCATCGACAATCGGCTCTTCGGTGTTCAGACCAACACCCAGAACGAAGGTCCTCGCCTCACTGAAATGCAGGTTTCGACGAGTTCGGAAGGACAGCCGATCAAGCGTCTTTATGGACGTGCTCGCATCGGTGGCAACCTGATCTGGACCACCAACTTCAAGGAAGTGAAGACCACTGACACCCAGAAGACCGGAGGCAAGGGTGGCGGTGGAGGATCTACTGTCACGACCACGACCTACACCTATTTCATCTCGTGCGCCTTTGCGTTCACGGAAGGGAACTCGCGTTGCCGGATTGGTCGTATCTGGATCGACAACAAGCTCATGGACACGAACGGTGTCGTCTACCGTTTCTATCCTGGAAGCCAGACGCAGGGCAAAGATCCCAAGATCGTGGCCGTGGAAGGTGCGAAGGACACTTCGGCCTATCGCGGCATCGCCTACATCGTCTTTGAAGACTTGGAGCTGACGCAGTTCGGCAATCGCATCCCCCAGATCACTGCAGAGATCATTGTCCCGATCAACGACCCTGACGCTGAGATCATGGAAAACCTGATCGAAGGCGTCAACATGATCCCTGCGACTGGTGAAGTCGCATACTCAACGACCCCTTCGATCAAGGATGATGGTTTCGGCAATGCTATCGCTGAGAACATTCACCTCAAGGCTGACGAGACTGACATTGAGCTGTCGGTTGAAGACCTCGTCGCTCAGATGCCGAATGTGAAGCGCATGAACCTCGTGATCTCCTGGTTCGGCACTGATCTTCGTATGGGAAGCTGTGAGATCGAGCCGCGAGTAGAAGAGAAGCTGAACAAGGTTCTGGAGCCGATTGACTGGGAAGTCAGCGGCATGGTCCGTGCTGATGCGAACGAGGTCAGCAAGATCGATATCGGTGGCGGTGAAATGCGCCCTGCTTTCGGTGGAACTCCGTCCGATCATTCTGTGGTTGAGGCCATTCAGTATCTGTGCGATGATCAGGAAATCAACGTCCTGTTCTACCCCTTCCTGCTGATGGACATTCCGTCTGGCAATGGCCTTCCTGACCCTTATGGTGAAGCTGAACAGGCTCCCTTCCCGTGGCGCGGACGTATCACGACGAGTGATCCTGCAACGATCGACAAGACCGCTGCGGCTCAGGGTGAGATCGACGACTTCTTCGGCAGCGTCACTGCCAGTGATTTCAGCGTGTCCGGAACGACTGTCACCTATACCGGCTCGGCCTCTGACAAGGGCTTCCGGAGGATGATCCTGCACTATGCTCATCTGTTCGCTGCTGCCGCGAATACGCTCAGCAATGAGAACAGGGCGTATGGGTTCTATGTCGGGACTGAAATGCGCGGTATCACTCAGACTCGCCGGAACGGGACCGGTGTCTATCCGGGTGTGACGCAGTTCAACGATCTCATTGACGATGTGAAGGCGCTGTTCAATGCAGCCGGTCTTCCCAACGTTCGTGTGAGCTATGCCGCTGACTGGAGCGAGTATCACTCGCATCGTCCCAGCGATGGTAGCAACGATGTCTTCTTCAATATGGACCCGATCTGGTCCAACTCGAACTGTGCCTACGTCGCAATCGACAACTATGTTCCGATCTCTGATTGGCGCGATGGTGTGAGCCATGCCGACTATGGTTCTGGGAACGACGTCTACGGCAATCCCAAGGCGACCTCCATCTACTCCATGACCTACCTCAAGGGCCAGATCGAGGGTGGCGAAGGCTACGATTACTTCTACGCCAGTGACGCTGATCGGACGAACCAAGTTCGCACGGCAATCATCGATGGTGCTGAAGGAAAGCATTGGGTCTTCCGTCAGAAGGACTTCAGGTCCTGGTGGAATAATGAGCACTACAATCGCCCCGGTGGGGTGGAAAGTGGATCTCCGACTGCGTGGAACGCTGCCGAGAAGAAACTCGTGTTCTCTGAGTATGGGAGCCCTGCCGTCGACAAGGGAACCAATCAGCCGAACGTGTTCTATGATCCCAAGTCCTCTGAGAGCTTTCTCCCCTACTTCTCCTCTGGGCAGAGGGACGACACCATTCAGCGGGCATACTATGAATCAACGATCACCTACTGGAGAGACAATGCTCCCACGGTGAGCGGCGTCAAGATGCTCGATCCGTCTGATATGTATGCTTGGACATGGGACGCTCGCCCGTATCCGGCCTTCCCGTTCCGGACTGACTTCTGGAGCGACGGTGAGAACTGGCAACTCGGTCACTGGCTGAATGGACGCGTCGGCGTCGTTCCGCTCGGTGAACTGGTGAAGATCATCTGCGGATGGGTCGGCTTCACGGATGAAGACATTGACGTGACTGGTCTGGTCGGCACGAACACCATCGTTCGCGGCTACCCGATCGACAACCTCATGTCACCGCGTGAGGCTCTCACTCCGCTGTTCAGCGCCTATCTGTTTGACGGATTCGAAAGCCAAGGCAAGATCAAGTTTCTCCTGCGAGCGAACACTCCCTTCTCGCCGGTTGACATCCAGAACTTCATCACTTCGACCGAGAACCCTTCTGGCTATCAGCTGAACAGAGCCCAGGAGACGGAGCTTCCGGCAAAATCGATCTTGTCGTTCTACGACGAGGAGAAGGACTATCAGGTTGGGACGGTCGGTGATCAGCGCCAGACCACGACGAGCTCGGTTGTCATTGAACTGAGGTTCCCACTGGTTCTGCCTGAGAGCGTTGTCAACACGCTGGCAGCGATCGTCATCCAAGAGTCGTGGGCTGCTCGTGAGCTCCTGGAGTTCTCCCTTCCTCCCAGCGAGATCGCCTTCGATCCTGGTGACGGTGTCATCGTGACCATCGGTGGTCGTAATCTCGCGTTTCGCATCACCGGCGTCCAGAAGAGCTCCATTCTTCAGGTGAACTCGGAAGCCATTGACACCACGATCTACGATGCTCTGGTTTCTGGTGCAGGTGCGAACAACAACTCTGGTGTGACTGTCGTCGGCAAGACGATCCTGAGGATCATGGATCTGCCGATCGTTTCGGGTCAGGAGCCTCGTCCTTGGGCTCCTCGCCTCGCTGCATATCAGGGTCCGTTCCCTCCGGCTGTCAACATCTATGAAGATACTGGCTCTGACCTGATCCTGAACGATCAGCTGTTCGTTCCCACGCAGATGGGTGTCCTCGTGACGCCGCTGAATGCCGGTCCGTGGAATATCATCGACGAAGGGAACATCATCCAGATCGACATGAACGACCCGAACTTCCAGGTGCTCAGCGACACTGAAACCAACGTTCGCAATGGAGCGAACGCTATCGCTGTCCGGACCTCGGCTGGCGATTGGGAAGTCATCAAGTTCGTGAACGCTGCTCTGCAGTCCGGTCGTCGGTATAACCTGAGCCGCCTGTTCCGTGGTCAGCTCGGCACTTGGCCAATCATGGAGGACGCTGTTCCTGCCGGATCGCCTGTCGTCTTCCTCGATCCGACGTCCATCATTCCTATGACGCTGCCGGAAGCCAGGAAGTTTGACTCCATCGACTTCAGGTATGGACCGAACGTCTACCCGACTGGCTCGTCGTTCTATCAGGACGTAACTCACGTCGGCAAGGCTGTCGGTCAGCTT